TTGTTTTGAAATCGCATCTTATTTGTTGGTTTATCAAATAGCTGGAGTCTAAAAGTAGCTATACAGTAGATTTTTAAAAGAAAAAACCCGGATAGACATATCCAGGTTTTTAAGTGGTACCTCCAGTACATTTTTTATCAAGTTAACTAGCTATAAATAAACGTTTTAAGTTTTTTGCTGTGTCATTTGCAAGACACGTTTTTATTTTTCAGCCATTTTATGGACTTCTTTTTGTATTTCTTCTAGTTTTTTTAATAGATCTAAATTCGTAATGTTTTTACCATATTTTGAACTTGGTTCTGATACCATTCCTGGTATATCTTGTCCTATAAACATATTCGTTTCCTCTTTTAAAAGCCAGTTCAAGTTTAAGTTTGGAAAAATATCAATCAATTGCTCGATAATTTTTATACCTATATTTTGTGCTCCTCTAAGGTATGCATTCCACTGGGTGTAGCTCAATGAAAAGTCTTCGCAAAACCGCTTTGTGTGGGCTTTGTCTTCATAATTTTGACTCTTTCCATACACTTCAATCAGTTGCTTAATTTTTTCGGTTTGGACGTGCATAATAAATATTTTTAAAATAAGTAAAGTTTTTTATTGACTTTGTCAATTAATTGATTTACTTTTGGTGAACTAATAACGTATAAACAGTGAACAAAGATACTAATAATATGGAAAATAAAAACAATGGAGTCACCCCATCAGATATTAATGATGCTTTGGAAAACCTACCGCACAACTATGTTAAACAAACATTAATTGTTTTAGAAAAGTGGAAAGACTCAGGAGTAATTGAAAAAAGCTTTTCAAAGCGCTATATAATCAAGGTCAAAAAAGCGGATGAAGCTGCATTTAATGAAGATATAATGAATGCACTTGTAGAAGTTGGTAATAAAAATAAAGAAGTAAAAGAACGATTTGGTTTAACAAAAAAAACCTCAAAAGAAAATTAATTCTTACGAGGTTTCTAATAATCTAGCGATGACAAATATACAAATTCCAAGCGGTTTAATTGACGAAAACATTGAGTTGTTTTCTGTAAATGGTAAAGTAATGGCCACACACTCAGGTGTTGTGAAGAACCTATTTGAATTACCAATTGATTTTATTAAAGTACTAAAAAAGGAAATGTTTTCTTCTCCGGCAACGGTGCAAGCATTAGAACTTTCAGGCTTTAATACTTTAGAAAAACAACTAGAAAAATTTGCTGAATGCAAGTTTGGAGGTTATGATTTCATGGCCGATTATGCTGACGGTAAGTTTTCAGAATCAGAGTATCACGAGTGTGGCTTTAGAGGTGAATGTCCTATGGAAGGCATTGTTTGCGGCTTCTTCAAAATCAAAGGTCATATTATTACTCCTTTTGAAATTAATATGATCCATCTTTTAGCCACTGAAGACACTATTCCAGTAATTGCCGAAAAATTAAAAGTGTGTATAAATACTTTAGAAACCAAAAAACAAAAACTGTACGAAAAACTGGGGATTTTATCCAGACCTCGATTAGTGGCAGTCGCCTATAATTTTCAAATCTTGAAATTATGTTCGTAATCACTAAAAAAAATCAAATAGCTATTCTAAGTATAAAGATTAATGAGGTCGAACTAGACCCTGATTTGAACGTTAGTGATAAGAATATAATCATACGTTTTTATCGAAAAAAAATAAAGGCAATCAACCCGAAAGCCAAGTTTTAAAACCCATTACCCACGTTCTTACCCTTTTTCAAGCTGTACGCTTGAGACTACTACCATCGCCCAGTAGCAATGCTGGGCTTTTTTAACCGAAAAACATTTAAAATCAAATTATATGGATGATTTAATTATACCAAAAATAGAACTTATAGAGCTTCAAATAGAAAACTTTGAACGTTCTGGTTTTTTTACTGAAAAACAAATGGACACTCTTACTTTTCCATTGAAAGAGGAACTTAAATACTTACACAAACAAATTAATCTTTATGGAATTACAATGGAGGAGTACAAAGAAGAAAGGAGCAACCACCAGTTTTATTTTTCGCAAATGAAGTCTCCTGCACTTCTCAACACTTGGAAAACATTAGGTATGAACGCATCAATAGCCGCTTCTTTATGAGATTTATAAAACAAACATCTATTGATACTATAATCGATGAAGCAAGAATTGACACCGTTTTTGAAAATACTGAAACACTTGTAAAAAAAGGATCATCTTTCTTTTGCCTTTCACCATTTGTAACTGAGAAAAGTCCTAGCTGTCATGTAAATACGGTTAAAAACGTATTTTTTGATTATGCAGCAGGATTTGGTGGTAACTCTGTTTCTTTCCTGATGAAAAAGCATTCCATTGGCTATTATGAAGCGATCGAGAAGGCTGCAGCTATTTGTAATATAGTTCTGGAATACGACGATCAAAGCGAGGATCAAAAGAAAATAAACGATGAGTTTCTTTCCATGAAAAAACTAGTCGACTTTGCCTCAGAAAAGTACCAGAACGCATTTACGGAACTACCATTAAATCATTGGGCAAAACAAATGATGTTAAATCGTGGTTTTTCGAATCAAATTTTAGAAGACTTTATGGTTGGGTTTTCACCAAATGAGAAAAGTTTTATTTCGACTCCAGCGATCAATAATGGAAATTTTGAACTAGCTAAAAATCTAGGTTTTACCAATACAAAAGATGGCGCTTCCTATGACTTCTTTAGAAATAGAGTAATGTTTCCAATACTAAATGAAAAGGGAAATATTGCAGGTTTTGGTGGGCGAAGAGGCGAAGAAGAAGAGGAAAAGAAATATGCTAAGTACATGAACTCTAAGGAGTCCAAATTGTACCAAAAAGACAAAGTAATCTACGGTCTTTTTCAAGCTAAAAAAACAATAAACACCTCCGGTAAAGCCATTCTATTAGAAGGGTATACGGATGTAATAGCCTTGCACCAAGCAGAATGTCTAAATGCTGTGGCTACTTGTGGTACCGCTTTGACAGAAAGCCACGCCAACCTTTTAAACCGATTTTGCAAACATGTGATTTTGTTTCGTGATGGTGATGCTGCAGGGATGAGAGCGGTGCATCGTGACATTGATATTCTTTTAAGACACGGTTTTAAGGTAGAAGTTGTGATTTGTCCTGAAGGCGAAGACCCTGACAGCCTATCCAAAAAACAGGATATCAATAAATTTATTGAAACTAAAAAAGAAGATGCCATTATTTGGAAAGCCAAGGTTTTGCAACAGCAAGCGAAACACCCTGACTTGGTTTGGTTAGAAAATGATCTACGCAAGGATTTTGAAGGCTCAGCGGAGGGTTTGCGCTTTCAACTGGTAACGGATGAGTTGATGAAAGAAATGGATTCTATCCAACGCAATTTCGCCAAAAAATCAAATGCTAAAATTTTTAAACAAATTAGCGATTGCGAAAAAGACATTGACAAGCAACTTGCTGACTATCCTAAGTATGACCCAACCCTTTTAGCAGAATCGGTAGAAGGGATTGCGATCACTTTGAATTTGATTCCAAATAAGATTTTGCAAGCCGAATATGTAAAACAAGTAGCCAAGATTCTCGAGCAAAAACCGGCTCAAATTCAATCGATCATTTCTTATAAAGAGGAAGAGAGTGAGAAAGCAAAAAAAGCAACATCAAAGGAAGTTGATAAAAAGGAAAATGAATTTTTAAGACTTCCAGAAGGTGCCAATAAAGAGGAATATTTGAAATATCGTTTTTGCCAAATTGAGAATGCGTACTGGTTTAATAGTGGCGGAACGTTTTATAAAGGGACAAACTTTCGAGTCGAAGCGTTATTTCATGTTGAAGGTCGACAAGATAACAAACGTCTTTGTGAAGTGATCAATACGCTGGGTCATAAAAGATTAATTGATTTTGAAAGTACGGATTTAATTAACTGGACAAAATTCAAAGAACGTTTGATTATGGAAGGGTTTTTCTCTTTCGAACCAGAATCAAAAGGAATTGATTTTATGCTGATTTCTCAAAAATTATTGAGCGATTTTATAACAGCCTCTGAGTTAAAGATTTTAGGGCAGCAGCGCCAAGGGTTTTTTGCTTTTGCAGATGGTGTGTATCATGATAAGAGTTTTCACAAAGTAAATAAATATGGTATTGTGCATGTGGAAGGTTTAGAAAAAACAGACAGCGAATACCGCTCTGATATCACTCATTTCTATTCGCCCTCGCATTCTGAAATATACAAATCAGCTAATGAAGGCGATGACCCATTTGAGAATGATCGCCACTTTATTCATAAAGAAGCCCCGGTTTCCTTAGATCAATGGGCAAACCAAATTGTAACGGTTTTTGGTGATAAAGGGAAACTAGGGGTTGCGTTTTGTTTAGCTGCAAATTTTAGAGATTTATTCATCCAGCATTACAACTTCTTTCCCTTATTTGGTGGTTTCGGCCAAAAGGATAGTGGTAAATCAGGTTTTGGCTCATGTATGCAAGCGTTTTTTTATTGGAACTTAAATCCTCTGGAGCTGAACACTTCTACACTTGTAGGTTTGTCTCGAAGATTAACCAGGTGCAAAAACACAATAGTGTTTTGTGACGAAATGCGCGACGATATTGACGAAGCGATGCACCAGACTTTGAAAGGAACCTGGAACGGAATAGGCCGTGAAAAAGGAAAAGGATTTGAAAGCAATAGAACTACGGTAGATAAGATCAACTCAGCGGTTTACTATTCTGGGCAATACTTGCCCACTAGGGATGATGGTGCGCTTCCTTCAAGATCAATAATTGCGAACTTTGAAAATAGAGAGTTCTCCTCGCAGGAAAAAGAAGACTACAATAAATTGATCGCTTGGAACAAAACAGGGATCTCCTCTTTTATCCTGGACACAATTAAGCACCGTGATGAATTTGCAAAAAACTTAACTAAAGTCTACTCGGAAACTTCAAAGGAGTTGAAAGCAGCCTTGAAGGATCAGGAGTACCAGAACCGAGTTTTTGACAATTACCTCCAGCTTTTGGTTACCGTAAAAATGCTCAAGGATAAATTCAATTTTCCTTTTACTTATGAGAACTATTTAAAGCTCACAACGGACTCAATTGTTGAAAATTCAGAAACTATTGCCGACTCAGATGGTCTAGCTGCTTTTTGGCGAATTGTAGAATATCTAGCCAGCACGCCCACAGGACAGCATGGAGGAACGCCTGTAACGGTAGTTAGAAATGGAGAGGATTATGACATTGAGCGCGCTGGAAGCTTCAAGTATTCTCCTAAGAAAAACGAAGTAGAGACTTTTAATAATAAAGACAACGATCAAATTTTATTTATCAATTTTTCTAAGGTTTGGCAAGATTACCAGAAGGAAGTTACTAAGCGACAAGGAGAGGAACTGATCGGGATGACAACAATAAGAAACTACTTGAAATCAAAGAAGTATTACATAGGCCCGTACAAAACCAGAAGAATCGGGAGCAAGGCTACTAGTGGTTACGCTTTCAATTATTCGATAATGAAACGCCTTGGTATTGTAGATTTTGGAGAGGATGACGATAAGCAAATTACTATACCTGATATCTTTTAATTATGGACGCAAAAGAGTTTCACCGATACGCAAAAGTATGCAATGATAATTTGATCACTATTTACCCGAAGGCATCAAACTCTGGAAAATATAAGATCATTATCAATCGCAACGGTCGAGAGAAAGTAGGTTCAGAAATATATGAGAACACCTCTTACATAAAAGAAGAATCGATACTTACTCCAAGAGGGCCGCAGAAGGTAAAAATTAAAGTGCCTTCTGTTTGGGAAAAAATACTAGAACTCTACAAGGAAACTTGCAAAAGAAACAATTTATTATAAAACCAATAAAAAAATATTTACTATGACAAAACAAGAAGAATTAGAACAGCTTAGAAAATTTCCACATCATTACTTGTGGAATAAAAACCGCTCTAAATGGACTGAAGAGGATTTAGTTAATTTAATCAATTCTCCTCTCGGTTATAAAAAGGGGAACTGGTATAACAGTAACAAAGGTCAGCCGGTAGTTCAGTATGTCGGAAATGAAAAAATTGAGTTTAAAAGTGTTGTTGAAGCGCATCAAAAAACAGGAGTTCCATTACAACAAATTTATTCTGCTGTGAATGGGAACATAGAATTTGGTGGAGGTTTTAAATGGGAAAAAATATAAATATGAAAAACCAGCCAGTAAGGCTCTCAGTACTAGAGAGCATAGCCAACACAATCGTAGGATTAGTTTCCAGTTTTGCAGTACAGCTTTTTATTTTTCCAAAGTTTGGAATTATCATTAGTCATGAAACCAATTTAAAAATAACACTGCTATTTTTTGTGGTTTCATTTACTAGGGGCTATATCATAAGAAGGCTTTTTAATAGCATAAGAACCATTTAAAAAACGAAAACATGTCAATACTTAAATACAAAGTAGAAGTTGTTAGAACGGATGAATACGAGATTGAAATAGATGATGCGATCTATACCAATGATACAATTGAAGAATGGTCTCAACACTTCTTGGCGACTGACGATGAAAGTCGCCAAGAAGATTTTGTAAAGCATCTAGCAGTTGCAATTTCAATGAGCGGTACGGCTCAAGGACTTGAAGGTTTTGGGTATGTGAAACAAAAGCACTGCTCGATGATCCAATCTGATTATTATACTCAAACGGCGGTTGGAAGGAAGAAAGTCACTGAAGAGGAGTACAACCCGGGATTAATTGTTACCATAAATAGTTACGAGGATCAAATTGAAACAGAAATTTTTAAACAATAAAGTCATGAAAAACGAAAACAAACCACTTTACAGCTATGATTACGAGCAACAAGAGCAAAAGTACGATCTAAGAGTTGCCCGATTATTTGGGTTTTCAATTGGGTTTATAGTAGCTGTTTTATTACTCACTTCACTATTTTATTTAAATGGAAAAATCTAAGATGAAAAAATTAGCAGAAAAAGGCGGTTTCCTTTGGGTTGTGTTGACAATTATTCCAATAGCAATATTTACAAACGTGATAGGTAAAGCTATCCATTTAGACAGGAGTATAATTTTAGGAATACAATTGCCAACATTAGCTTTGCAGTTGTTTAGTCTTTTTATGATAATACGATAAAAGCGAGTAATTTTTTAATTTGCCTACAACGGTTTGCAGCTACAAGAAGTTGGCGATTTCGAAGCACTAAACTGTCTGCCACCACAAAACTTGATACGAAGCACAAAACTTCATTTATCCACTGAACCGCCAATTTTTTGTAGGTGCTGTTATAAGCCGTTTTTATTTTTTTTTAAATGTCACTTGTTTTTATATGTTAATTTGTGTTACTTTGTGTCAAATTATGAATTATGGAAAAGAATTTTTTGACCGTAGGTGATGTTGCTAAAACATTAAAAATTACTAGACAAACTGTTTCTAAATATATACAAAAGAAAGAGTTAAATGCTGTAAAAATAAATAAAAGTTATAGAGTTTCATATCAAGAATTTGAAAATTTCTTATCAACTAACTCTATGGTTTCTGAACCTGAAACTTTATATTTAAAGAAAAGTCGTAATTGTTATTTAGATTATGAAGGTAAATCTAATGAAATTGAAATATTAAATTACAAGCCTTTAGGTTTTTTGAAATCAATTAATGATGAAAACCAAATTTTATCTAATAAAATGATTTTTGGAGATAATTATTATGTTTTAAAGTCTTTATTGCCAAAATTTAAAGGTAAAGTTGATTTAATTTATATTGATCCACCTTTTGGAACTGGATTGAATTTTTCAAATATTGAAAATGATCTCGCTTATTCAGATAAATTAGTTAATAGTGAATTTTTGGAATTTTTAAGAAAAAGACTTTTTTTATTAAGAGATTTTATGTCTGAAAGTGGAAGTATTTATTTACATATTGATAAAAAAATTGGACATTATGTCAAAATAATTATGGATGAAGTTTTTGGTTATGAAAACTTTATTAATGATATTACTAGAATTAAATGCAATCCTAAAAATTTTTCTAGAAATGCTTATGGTAATTATTCTGATATGATATTGTTTTACGCTAAAAATAGAGATAAAAATATATGGAATGAAATTAAAGAACCTCTGACAAAAGATGAAGAAATAGATAATTTTTCGAAAATTCACCCTATTTATGGTAGATATACAACAAATCCTATTCACGCTCCGGGAATTACTATTGATGGAGACACTGGAAAAGAATGGAAAGGAATTCTACCACCAAAAGGCAGACATTGGCGATACAGCAGAGAAGAACTAACTAGATTAGATAATTTAGGATTAATAGAATGGTCTGCAAATGGAAATCCAAGAAAAATGGTTTTTGCAAATGAACATAAAGGAAAAAAAGTCCAAGATGTTTGGGCATTTAAAGATAAAGGACTTTCATATGTTGAATATCCTACGCAAAAAAATCACGATTTATTGAAAAGAATTATTTTAAATTCTTCAAATAAAGATTCTCTTATTATGGATTGTTTTGCAGGTTCTGGAAGTACACTTTTAGTTGCAAATCTATTAAAGAGAAATTGGATAGGTATTGATAATTCTAACCAATCGTTTGATGTCATAAAACAAACATTTAAAAAAGAGAAAGTTAAGTGTAATTTTTATGAGTATGTTTCTATTGATTAAGAAATTTTTCTAAATATTCGTGCAACAATAATGAACTAACAATATCATATTCAGACTCTTGGATATTAACAGCTTCTTTATTGTTCACTAAACGGTGATTTATATTAAACAATGACCAAGGGAAACCATCTACAACTCCGATTCTAATTACTGCACCTCTTTGGTTTCTGCAGAATTTTATTACTTCTTGTACTTGTTTCTCTTGATTTCCTCCTGGTTGTCCTATCCATTTTGCTTCTCCAATGATTAATTGATTGTTTACCTTTGCTATTAAATCAGGTCTTTTGTCTAAATTTTGATGGAGAATGTCATTAATATATAATTTTCCAACTTCTTCAGAAGCATCAAGAATACAAATTCCTTCTGTTGATTCTTGAAAAAGATTTAATGGTAAAGGAGTAAAGTTTAATCTTAACCAAGCATTAAACATTGGTCCCATTTGAGTATTTAATTTTGGAGCAGCCTCAAGTCTAACGACTGTTTCCTCTGCAGTCATTGAGTACAAAGAATTTGCAATTCTTTCAATTTGCACTGGATTATTTTCACCACATCCTTCAATGTTTTTTAGTAAATACCAAATCGGGTCTTCGTAAGGAAATTTAGTTAAACCTTCAAGAATATGTATTAATTCATTTGTTCTTCTTGATTGATGTGCATTTATTATTCTTCGTCTTAAATTTAAATCAAGTCTTTCAGGAGATGCAATTTGAAAAGGATAAACCGCAAGAATTTGATCTAAATAATTAGTGTCTTTAAATAGGTTTATACTTTTTAAAACCCATTCGTTTAAATGTTCAGAATTATTTACTATGTCGATTGATCTTTCCATAATTTTCTTAAAAGTCCGCAAGTTAATAAAAATATCTTACAGTTTCGTTTTTCACAAAATGGCTTATAACTACTCACTAAACCTAATTTTAATACACGCTAACCCATGATAATCACTGTTAATTATATTGCAAAGTACCGCATTTCATTTGCGCCAAATTATGTGTTTACAAAATGCGGATTGTGCTATAATTGTAAATCAGGAAGGTTGATCAAGCAAGTATTAAAAGGAAGTACTATTGGCTATGTTATCACAGGGAAGTTTAAGTCGCTTAAATTTTTAAGAACAAATTTAGAAGAAATTACTAAAAAGGAAATAGTACCTTTTTAAAACCCTTAAAACCCCAAACGATATGAAATAAAGAAAACCTTAACCATAACCAGCAAGCATTTTTTAACGAACTTTATGCGACACGTGGGTCACGCGGGGTTAAAAGGTTCGAATCCTTATATGGTTCATAAAACATAAAATCATCCTTTAAAAGGGGTGATTTTCTATTTATAAGATATTCTCAAAATCTAAACATGCCTCACCTGTAATTGTATTTCTAGCTGTCTACTGGCCAGTAATGATTATCCTTTAAATAGCCGTAATTAAAAACTATCGTAAACATCTCGCACCTGTAATTCCCTCGCGCCCCCAATTATAAAAATCACTGTAAATATGTGGACTAGTGGACTAGTTGACTCGCAATACTACCATAAAACGGGAATGAATTAAATAGTAAATCGAGAAGAAATTAAAAATTCCCTTTTTTTTGTTTTTTCCCCGATCCCCCAATTAAAAAAAGATTTATGAAAGAGGAAGAATGTCAAATATAAATAGTTCCACAAATCCACAACTCCACAATTTTAATTTTATAGTATATAAGTATCTATTATATAGATAATTAGATAAAATTATTATTTGTTTTTATCTGTGGAACTTGTGGAACTATTTTAAAATAAACAAAGAGGTTCCACAGTTCCACAATGGTTCCACAATGTAAGTTGCTGATTTTCAGTGTGTGGAACTGTGGAACTAAAAAACCAAAAAAAGTCAATTAATTACTTTATATTTGTTTTTTAAAAAATAATTTAAAAATAAAATAAGATGTCAGAACGCTCCGCTGTTATCATAAATTTTCCTGTAAAACCGCATGTTTATAAATATCTGCAAAAAAAAGTAGGCGAAAAATTAGTAGTAACCAAGTCTGATTTTTTTGGAAGTATGGTTCTCGACATTCTATCGAAGCGCTATGTTGTTTTTAATAAAGTGAGTTTTGATCTTGTTTTTCCAGTAGAGATATCCTTGCGGTACATGGAGGATATGGGCATTCACATTGATTCTAAGATTATCAGGAAATTTAATCAAAGAGCCGATGACGTTTTCCGGGAAGAAATGAGAACCTATGTGGATCTTAATTTTAGACTCAATGGAATGAAGAAGGAAACTTCGCTTCGCCAGCTTTTATTTGATTACAATATTAGCGAAGATGATATAAAATTTGAAACATTATTAAAGGATATCATGCGAAAAGTAAAACACAACTAAGTGGACAAATAAACTTTCCCACGATTTGTACACGATATTTTCATTATTTTGTAAATTAATTAATTGACTTTTATTATTATGATCAACGCAATCACCTCCGAAAATTATAAAAACATCACTAAGGTTTCTATCCTGGACTCAAAGAGTGTTTTTTATCCTTTAAAATATGTTTTAGAAAAAAGAGACATTAATTATGATGAAGATCAATGCGTTGTTATTGTACCAATGTTCGAAGACTTGAAGTATCCTGCTACCAGCAAGATGACTGATGGAGGCTTGATTCGCGATTATAAGATTGAAATTGCAATAAACAATCAATTGCCAGATACAGCTGCACGGTTAGAACTGCTTCACAACCGAAAGGTAATTGTGATTCTGCACCATAGATATGGAAAGATCATCATAGGCTGTAATGAAATGCCTTTAGATTATCTCTATACAGATGATAATACCACTAATCCATTACAAGACAATGGTTTTACGGTCGTTTGTCGTGGAAACGCGTATTTTCTCAAGGTTTCTATATAAAACAATGTCCTTTTTAAAAGTGTAATATGGTAGTAAAATTGTATCGTCAATAATACTAACGAAAAACTTTTATATTTTGAGCGTACAAAACATTCATTCATTAATAAATGGAAAATGGTTCATTCATGAACAGTACGGGAAAGCTTTACTGCCTTCTCTTTTTTCTATTATAGAAGGTAAGTCTCTTGTTTCTGTCGTTGATCTAAAAATAAAAATCCCTGATGTATTTATTGCAGTAAAGGGAAAGCACAGTTTGAAAGCGGCTTCTTTTGATAAAGGAAATAACAGCGAATCTTATGTTGCTGTAATTGGGTTGAAAGATCCTATTTATAAATACAATCAAGAGTGTGGTCCTGCTGGGACAAAAACGAAAGCTAGAATGATGCAATCCTATTTACAGGATCCAAATTGTAAAGGGGTTGTTTTAGATATTGATTCTGGCGGTGGTCAAGTTTCAGGAACTCCTGAATTTTACGATTTTATTAAAGAAACCTCAAAACCAGTTGTGGCTTACACAGATGGGTTGATGTGTTCTGCTGCTTACTACATCGCTAGTGCTGCTAATTATATTGTGGCTAATAAACGTGCAGATGCCATTGGAAGCATTGGTGTTATGATTCATTTTATTGATGTTTCTGGCATGTACGAGAAAAAAGGCGCTAAGGTAATTACAGAATATGCTACGCAATCTACAGAAAAGAACAACGCCTTCGAGCAATTGCTAAAAGGCAATCCTGAGCTTTATATTAAAAACGAACTTGATCCTATTGCGGAGGAGTTTATCAATGATATTAAGGCCGTTCGTTCTGCGGTTCCAAATGATGTTTTCAAAGGTGGAACTTGGAACGCTCAGGAATCATTAGAAAGAAAACTAGTTGACGAAATTGGCACACTTCAAACTGCCATCGCAAAGGTTTTCGAATTAGCAGCTGCAAAAAATTCAAATTCAAATTCAAATAATAATTCAAAAAAGGAAACTATGTCAAAAAAGACTAAAGGCTTTCCTGTAATCCAAGGTATTCTTGGGATTGAAGGAGATGGTCTTGGGACTATTTCTACAATTACCGGGAAGAGTGGAATACAGATTTCGGAAGCGCAACTAGAAGCGATTGAAAACGCGATAGTTGAAAAAGATGCTGCCGTTGCTACAGCAACTGGAAAAGCAACCACAGCCGAAAGCCGTGTTGCCGCAATTGAAGCAGCTATTAATACTGCTGTGACAGCTGCCGGTCTTGATGCTAAAGTGGAAGCGGAAGCGACAACGGAGAACAAAATTACATTGCTAGGTGCAACTGTAGTGGCGTATGGAAAAAAACCTGGTGCAAAGGTGACGATACCAAAAGCCGAGGGAGATTCATTTGAGGAACAAGATAACGTTGTGAACGCCACAGATGGTCACAATGAATTGTATAACAAAGCTTAATTTTTAGATTATGTCAGTAAACATAGACCAGATTTTAGAGGAAACGAAACGTTTCAAGGATCAGAATCCTACTATTCTGAATGGAATGATTTTGTCTAGCGAAATTCTTTTAAATAAGATCGCAAGATTAGTTCCAAAAATTCGTGGTGAGTACGCCACTGTAAACTCCTTAATGGGGCATGTAGTGCAGCAGTTCTCTACTACTTGGACTGAAACTGCCGATGTGCAATTTCGTGGTAAGCAGTTGAAAAACTACCACCAGAAAGTAAATTTTGCATTTACTCCAGCTGAAGTAATTGGTTCTTGGCTTGAGCAAAAATACGATGAAGGTGTTGAGTTGAAAGACAAGAGCATTAGTAAACACGTAATGACAATGCTAGCTGCTAAGGTAATAAGCGATGTTAATTTATTGTCTATTACAGGGGTTCATGATGCTGCGCAACCAACGGTTTTTGGTAAATCAATGGACGGTTTGAATGAAATTCACCGTAAATTATTATTGAACACAATAAACCCTTGTTTTGTGATTCCAACTGATGCTATTGATGATAATAATATTCTTGACGTGGTTTTGGATTTTGAAAAATCAATTCCAAAACAATATAAGTCCTTGATAAAGAACATCAAGATGAGTGATACGAATGCCGAAAATTACTCTTTAAAGTATGAGGATTTGTATGGTAAGAACACCAATTTCACAGATTCAAAAGGATTGATGACTCGTTTAGGTAAGCGTGCAATCGTGTCAGTTCCTAACATGAATGATGCGGTTCTTGAGTCTACATTAGAAGGTAACCTAGTGCGAATGATTGATGTCATTGAAAATCCTGGCACCATTACAGATGTTCAAAAATTAGATTATAAAATCAAAGTTTTTGGAGAATTCACACTTGGGTACGACTATGCAGTTAATGAGTTGGTGATTTTAAATTCTCCTACAATTTTAGTAAGAGGTCTAAGAAATGCTGAATTAAATTCACTGTACTACCCAGAGGAAACTATTTAATACCAAAGGAAACTATGAGTAAAGAATTAGTAAAAAAAGCAATAGAGCTCGGCATTGAGAATGCCGAGGCTCTTACTGCCTCTCAATTGAAATTAGCGATTGAGACAGCAGAAAAAAAAATAGCTCAAGATGCTGAAATAGTTGCAGAAGCAACTGAATTAGGTCTTGTAGTGGAAGGAAAATCAGTAGAAGAATTAGTCGCTGCAATTGTTGAATTTCAAAAGCTAGCTGATGAAATTGCAAAAGCTGCTCGTGATGCTGAATTGCTAGCTATATTGTCTGAATATTTAGGTATTGCAGATATTGACAGTTTAAGTAAAGCAGAAGTTGTTGCACTTCTTGAATCTAAAAAAGCAGATGAAGCTGCTGGAATTGAAGTGGTTTTAGAACCAGTACAGGAAGGTAGAACTGATGAAGCGGCTACGGCTGCTAATGGCTTGGAATATATGTTTAAAGAAGATGCACCTGCAGCCTTTAGATACTTAGGACAGCATAGAACGCAAAAAGAATGGATCGCTGATGTTGATGCTATCGATTTAATGGTTGCAGGAAAATTATCATTTTTAACATTAAAAAAATAGACTATGAGTTGTTTTGACGATTTACCAGTAGAAGATTTAACAGCTTGTATCAATGGTGAAGTACAAGCAGGCGTTTCTGAGGTGGGTGTGCGCTATGCCATTCATCCTCAAATCACCACGTTTCCGATGCCTTTAAATTATGGTGAGGCGGGCTATACTTACGGAACAGCAGTAGAAGTTACTACCGATATTGTTTTTCAAGCTGGAAAAGGATTTGGAAAAATAGTATTGATGCCAGACACCGGAGAAGTGATGTGTGATTTAGTAGGGAACAAAGGTAATAAGAAAACCAAAAGCTCCTTTGCTTTTGCCGTTTCAGGAAACGACAAGACTACACTTGGATTTATGAGAACACATAAGAATACGCCTATGTTGTTTTTAGTTCCAGAACGGGATGGACAAAACCGTCTTGTAGGGGATAAATACAGTGCGGCGTATATTATTGAAGGTAAGTCTACCACTGGAAAAGGTGGTGAGGATGATAAAATGGTAAATTTTACCATTGAATCCTTCTGTGTGCCTATTGTTTACTCTGGGGTAATACAAGAGCCTGCAGTTGTATAATGAATAAGTTTTTTGAAATAGTAAATCTAGCCATTCCTTGCTCCTTCGTTTTAAACGGTGGGGCAAGGTTTGATTTACGTACAGGAATTCCAAATAATTCCTTGGAAGTCTACAAAGGAGGATTTCAATATTTGGGATTAAAGCCTGGTGCCGAGGAGCTTTTTAAAAAGGCGAAAATTGCAGATCTATTGCATTTAATCAAAAAAGCAAGACGCATCGAGGATGTAGAAATTTTGGCTTTGGCAAAACCTGATAGTGAGAAAGTTCAGGAATTTGCAAAAGCAAGAAAAGCAGAATTTAAGTAGCTTTTTCATTTTTATTGGTTTTTAATTAGTGAAAAGTCTGGGTGTAATGCTCGGACTTTTTTTTAAATGGTTTTTTATGAATATCCATGGTTGGTTTGCTTATTCCGGTTCTTACGATGATGGGGTTTTGCTTTACAGCAAATTAGCCTCTTGCAATAGCAATGTGCTGAGAAGCTTCGGGAAGGAATCAACAGCTAATTTTCTTAAACTGAAATACGAACTCAAAAAGGCTTCGTTTTCTGAAAAACCTACGATTACTCCTAAAATAGAAAAGGCTATGGATGTGGTTAATCCTATACCTAAAGCCAAGCCTTTATTGCAGGAAATTATAAAACAGTCGGTTGCTGTTTCTTTTCAGAAAGAAACGATGGCAATGTATCCACCGCAATTGCATTCCACTTACCGTCAACGTGTGAATGATTTTTATCATTCTTGTGAGCTCAAATTCCAATTGAACTTACTTGAAGATGATGACGAAAATAGTGCGCTTACCATTATCATTCAACTCGAAGATCTGTGGACCAAGATTGATAGAGCCTGGATGATTCTAGATCACTGGAAAGATCACAATAGAGTTATGCCAACGGAGGAAAGCGAGGACTTCAAAAAGCTGAACGGAATTCAACTAGTAAAGCTTAGGGACAACCTACAGTCTAGGATTAGTAAACGAGAGAAAACAATCGATGTGATGAAGGAGCAGCTAAAAGCGTCTCCAGAAGAACGTGGACTTCTCTCTTTGCTAAACCGAAAGCTGGAGCAACTGGAGCAACTAAAAATTGATTTAGAAACGATTAGAAAAATTTTGAAAGATGAGTAATTTATTATTATTAGCTCCGCTGGAGTGGTCAACCCAAAAAAGAAAAGTAAAGGATTTAATTCCTTACGAGTACAATCCCCGAAAACTGTCTGAAGACAAAAAACAAAAGCTTCGAGAGAGTTTAGAAAAATACAACCTTGCTGAAATTCCTGCTATCAATACAGATAACATCATCATTGCTGGCCATCAGCGTGTTGTTGTTCTTTTGGAAATAGGAAGAGGCGAAGAGGATATTGATGTTCGTGTTCCCAATCGCGAACTGACTGAATTAGAGTTTAAAGAGTACAATATTCGCTCGAATGTATCTGTTGGAGAATGGGATATTGATATTTTGAATGCCATTTTTACGGATATTGATTTGTTGTCTCTTGGATTAAATGTAGATGATATTCCATTGCCAGATGATGGTTTGCCTATGGAACTACAATCAGAAGAGGAAACTGACTTTGATCCAGTGTTGCCAAAAGAACCTATCACAGTTTTAGGCGATGTTTATGAGATGCATTCGAAACAAAAGAAACTCGTGCATCGTGTGGTTTGTGGAGATAGTCGATCGCCAGAAGTTTATGAAGCATTACTTGAGGGAAAATTATTTGATCTCGTATTGACTGATCCACCATATAACGTAAATTATACCGGGGGCACTAAAGATAAGTTGCAGATTGAAAATGATAATATGACTAGTGCCGACTTTTACACCTTTCTCTTTGAATTTTATAAAACGGCTTGTGATCATACACAATTGGGTGGTGGTATTTATGTTTTTCATGCAGATAGTGAAGGTGCTAATTTTAGAAACGCGCTAAAGGATGGCGGTTATAAACTAGCTCAATGCCTTATTTGGTTAAAAAACTCCATCGTAATGGGTCGCCAAGATTACCAATGGAAACACGAACCTGTACTTTATGGATGGAAAGAAGGCGCTGCGCATAACTGGTATTCTGACCGGAAGCAAACCACTGTGATTGAATTTAATAAACCGATAAGAAGCGAAGATCATCCTACAATGAAGCCTGTTGATTTATTTACTTACTTGATGAAAAATAGTTCAAAACAGAGTGATATCATTGGTGATCCATTCCTTGGTTCTGGTACTACTTTAATTTGTTGTGAAATGAACTGGAGGCAATGTCGCGGGATTGAACTTGATCCTCGATATGTTGATGTCGATGTGAGGAGATGGGTTAAGTACATGCGTGAAAATCACTTGGACTTTGAACTCTTAAAAAATGGAGAAGTTTTATCGAAAATTGAAATCGATAAATATTTTGAATAAATAAAGGCCTCACTTCTTCTGAGGCCTTTGTTTTATATTTTTTTTGTAGGTTTGTTCTCTAACCGAAACAAATTAAATATGGAAGAAGAAGTAGATTATGAAGATCACATTAGTGATTTAAAACTAATTATTGAAAAATTACCTTAATTAGTATCTGCTCACGGAGTGAGTTTTGCCACTTATTTGCCTATTGAACATTATGAAAATAGTAATGCTGGACTTTCGAAATTAGCAGAAGATTTTAAGCACATAGATTTTGATCATTTAATAAATGACGATTTATTAAAAAAAAATATTGCATCTAAGAAAAAGCAAATTGGGAAACTAGAATCAAGAATATCTACTTTAAATGATTTAATTGGTAAGGAGGGAGATTCGGTTGAAGGTTCTTCATTTCATTCATTTGTATCGATTATTAGTAAAGAAATCGAAGAGTTAAGAAAAACTAGAGATGAATTAGATATTGAAATAAATTCGAAAAATATTGAGCTTGAAAGTAAAATAAGTTCGATTAATACTACGGTTAAAACGGCTAATGAAAAAGCTTTAAAAGCTATTAAAGTTGCAGAAAATATTGCTAAACAGGACATTAATTTAGCAGAACAGGATGCTAAAAGCAAGGTAAGGCTAATTAATCAGTTTAAAGATTTTATAGAAGAAACAAACAATAATATGAAACTTTATACGGCAGTAATAGTTCTTGTAGTTGTAGCAATTGGATTGACGATCGCAATTAGTATTCCTAATTTACTCAAATCTTTTGACAATTATAACGCTTATGTTCTAGCTTTAGATGCCAAAGCAGGCTCAATGCCAATTATTAATTATGCTTTTGGAATATTAGTTTTGAAATTACCTTGGGCATTATGCTTAAGTGCAGTATTTACAGGAGGTTATGCTTTAATAAAAGGGTTACTAATTACCTATGAAAAAATTAATCAAGATAAGAGAAACATGTCTGCTATTTATTCTGTTTCTGGCAATATAGCTCAAGCATTAAATGAGTATGGTTTAGCAATAGTTAAAGATTACGAAGATCCCGATACTAATGAAATAAACATCCATATAAGTGAATCAAAAGTTAATATAGAGCACAAGAGAGAAACTTTGAAATGGAACCAAATTATCAATTATTTTGAGCGAATGCAAAGCAATACTATTGAAAAAAAAGAAGAAGACGATCCTTCTAAAATAAAGTTTGTAACGGGTGTTTTAAATAAAGTATTAGCAAAAATACCAACACCAAAATAAAATAAAAAAGCCTCACTAAACGTGGGGCTTTTTTATTTGTCCTTTTTTCTACACTTACCGTTTATGACCTTGCATTAAAATAATAGCAATATGAGTTCTAATGCGGTCATTCTTCGAAAGAAAGTCACAACCCTGGATAAAATACGCAAGTACTATCTCAAGGGTGAACACACCGTTACATTAAGCGAGTCACAAGAAGAAACTCGTATAAAAATATCCAAAGCGTGGAACTTGATGATAAATTATCATTCCAAGGAACAGGCTGTTTCGGTGTTAGTGAATGATGGTTCTAGCCGTGCTCAGGCGTATCGCTATGTCAATGATTCTTTGGCGATTTTTGGAGATATATTAAAGAATCACAAGGAAGCTAAGCGCTACCTAATTGAGGAGGATCTAATGCGTTTGCAACAGCGAGCTATCAAGGATAAAGATGGAGCATTAGAATTGAAAGTGATCGCGCAAAGGATTAAAATTGGTGGTTTTGATAAAGATACTGATCCAAATTTTGATCCAGAAAAATTGAAAGCACAAACCTATATATTGAAAGTACACCCATCTGTATTGAAAGCATTAGAGGGTCGAACAGATGGTGGTTTAATTGATTTCAATGATATGAATTCAGAGGATATCGATTATGAAGATGTAAAGGAGGATGAAGATGAAGAATAACGAAATCGAGCTCAATCTTGCTCAAATAGTCACGATAGCCAAAGCTAGTAAAAAGGTAATGAATCTAATTACTTTGGTGGAGATGTATATTAAAACCATTGTTTTAGAATGGGCTCGTGGTTCTGGGAAGTCAACAATATTAGGCTGGTTTGTCAAAGAAGCCGTAATGCAAATGCCTAAAGCAACTGGAATAATAGTCGGCGAAACGTATCAGCAAATCTTATCCAGGACACTACCCTCTACTAAGGCGGGATTGGCGATGTTTGGGATATATGAAGACATCGATTATGTCGTAGGAAAGTGTGGAAAAAGCCTTGGTTTTGAAATGCCTTTCCAGTCGCCCAGCAAGAACTGGGACAATACGATTCACTTTTCAAATGGGTTTGTTTGGCAATTAGTCAGCAACGATCAAACTGATGCGGGTCGTGGATTGAACTCTTCAGTTGTAATTGGGGATGAGGCAGCGTTGCTGGATCATGTGAAGTTGTTTAATAATGTTCAAACTACAAACCGCTCCACTTGTGGCGGTTTATATGAAGATCAGCCGTTGTGTAATGCTGAGATATATGCGTCTTCTGTCGCTATGACTAAGAAAGGGCAATGGTTCACTGACTTGGATGCGTTAGCTAAGAAAGAACCTTGGAAGGTGTTATTTGTCAAAGCTCCGGCAGCAGTCAATAAGCACAATCTTAGTTCTTCTTGGTTCGAAAGAATGCGAGACAACGCACCAAGCGTGATGCATTATGATGCAGAGATCAGGAATATACGACCTGCCAAGGTTACTAATGGATTCTATCCACAGCTGGACCCAAAGAAGCATTATTACCGCAATGCCTATGATATGGTATACCTTGAAGGAGTAGGTGTACGTGCTAAGGCTAAGGATTTCAATTGCAATCAAGACACGGATTACATGAAGAGTAAGCCGCTTATCCTGACCATTGACTGGGGTAATATCATCACGCTTAAGGTATCACAAGACCAGGGGGAACGCTACCGTTGTCTCAAGACTTTCTATGTGAACTCACCCAAGATCATTGACGACTTAATTGATGAAGAGTTTGCTCCTTACTATGAGGATAAAAAGAAACACAATAACGCGATCGAGTTCTATTATGACCGTAATGGTAACAATAAAACGCCCAACTCTAGAGTAACGTTTGCAGAGCAGGCGATTGATTGTTTGAAGCGTCAAGGCTGGAAGGTTTTAGTCAAGGTGCGCAAAGGTGCCGAGAATCCACCGCATAACGAGAAGTTTATAGTGATCAATTACTTATTGAAACATGGTGGTACAATGGGATTGCCTGCAATTGAAATCAACGAGAACAATTGCCAGGATCTTATTATATCATTAGAGAATGCTCCAGCTCTTGCTGGCAATAAATCCAACACAATTGTAAAAGATAAACGAAGCGAGAAGTCTAAGGTCTTGCCTCAGCAACATGCGACTCACTTCTCTGATACTTTTGATATCCCACTCTACTGGAGATATAGTAAGCAGGTTTTTAAGCTTATCAAACAAAAACACGACAAAGTTTTCTTGCCATTGTTCAAAGGGCATACGCTGAAAAAATAGGGTTTTTTTTGTTTTTTTTAATAAACGCCACCATATATCGCGTTTTTTCGAAAAAGGCAAGTGTAGAAACAGATTAGGG